GCAGTGGGGACAGAACCTAATTAAGTTCAGAGGAGTTAAACTCCCTGGCGGTATCGAAATGAACGGTAGAGAAATCTACGACGATGCGGTCAAAGAGCTTGAGGAAATCAAGCAAGATATGTCCAGTACCTACGAACTACCTCCCCTAGACTTTATTGGCTAAAGACCGATGGTTGTAAATCCTTTCTTTCTACATGGCTCCACTACGGAGCAAAACCTAGTCCAGGATCTGATCAATGAGCAGATTCGGATGTATGGTATGGATGTATATTACATTCCGCGTACGTTTGTAAGGGATGCAACTATTATGAGGGAGATCACTTCCTCCGCCTTCAGGTCATACTTTATCATCGAAGCATATCTAAACAACTTCGATGGTTATGGTGGTCAGGGTGACATCATGTCCAAGTTTGGCATTCAAGTCAAGGACGAAGTCACCCTTACCATTTCCAGAGAACGATATGAGAACTACATCGCACCATTCTTGAATTCGAGAATGATGTTTTTGATGGATTCTAATGACAACGACCAACTACCGGTAATCCATAGACCTAGAGAGGGAGACCTAATTTACTTCCCACTGGGCAGAAGAATTTTTGAGATTAAGTATGTTGAGCATGAGCAACCTTTTTACCAGTTGGGTAAAGGTTACACTTATGAACTCCAATGCGAACTATTTGAGTATGAAGATGAGGTTCTAGACACTTCTATCGATGAGATTGATAGCAGAATCCAGAATCAAGGTTTCATTAACACACTCAAACTAGTACCCCTCAGCAACAGAGCAACTGTTACTGCCAAGTTGGGTACTGGTTATATTCGTAGTCTTACTCTTTTCAATGAAGGTAACAATTACAAAGAAGCACCTTCAATCTATATTGCACCTCCTCCAGATGGGGGTGTGGAACCGAAGGTAATCTCTCTACTAACATCACCCGATTCAAACATCATTGAACCTGCTATCAAGCAGTTAGTTACATTTAATAGTGGTTCTGGTTACACAGAAGAACCAATTGTCCAAGCAGTGGGGGGTGGTGGTGTAAACTCAGTCATCAAAGCAGGTATCAACACAACATCTCAAGGTATTATAGAATTCGAGGTTGATAACCAAGGTGCTGGATACCCAGAAGACGCATCTATCATTGTATATGATGCAGATAACAACCCAGTCGCCGAAGGTCTTGCATTGACCGACGGCGAAAAGATCGTACAAGCAATTATCAGGGATCCTGGCGAAGGTCTAGACGATACCATCCAGATCGTCGTAGATGCCCCTGCAGCAGCAGGAGAAGGGGTCTACCTATACAATGAGACTGTAGTGGGCAAAGAGTCCGGTATGCAGGCACGTGTGAGGGGATGGAACGGTCTAACATTTGAACTAGAAGTGACCAATCTAGACCCAGAAGACAAAACAATCGTCAACTTCAAACCAGGTGAAGTTATCGAAGGTCAGAAGAGTGGTGCTCGTTACTCATTCAGTAAGTTTGATGGCGACCAGACTCCTGCTGATAGATTCTCACAGAACGATGAGATCCAGGATGAGGCAGATGAGATCGTTGATACTACTGAGTATAACCAGTTCCTAAACCCCAATATTGATTACTTCTCACCCGACAATCCTTTCGGCGAATAAATAGTATACGATAATTTGGTGTATTACTGTGGGAGAATATTTTTACCACGGGATATTTAAGAAGACTGTAGTTGCATTTGGTAACCTCTTCAACGGTATCCAGATTCAAAAAGTGAATAACGAGGAAAAGACCATCAACATCATGAAGGTCAACCTCGCTTATGGTCCTATCCAGAAGTTTCTGGCAAGACTTGAGCAACAGTCTGAGTTGAATCAACCTGTGCAGACCACATTACCAAGGATGTCCTTCGAGATGACGGGCATCACTTATGATGGTATGAGGAAGACTCAACCCACCAAGATGTTCAAAACAACTGACCGGGGCGAGAAACTACAGAAGGTCTATCTACCTGTTCCATATAATGTTGATTTTGAACTCACCATTATGGCGAAGTTGAACGAAGACTGCCTACAGATCGTAGAGCAGATCCTTCCATACTTCCAACCAGCATACACCACCACAGTCGATCTAGTAGAAGAGATCGGCGAGAAGCGTGATATACCAGTGGTTTTGAACTCAATCAACTTCACTGATGACTATGAAGGCGACTTCTCATCTAGAAGACTTCTACTATATACTTTATCATTCACTGCTAAAACTTACTTGTTCGGACCTCTCGACGACACTGGAGATGGTCTCATCCGTAAGGTTCAGGTTGATTACCATAACAAGATAGACCGTACCGCTCCCCGTGAAGTACGCTATACTGTGGAACCTGACCCAATCGATGCTGGTCCAGATGATGATTTCGGATTCTCCGAGACCACTGAACTATTCTTCGATAGTAAGGTTTACAGTCCCACTCAAGACGAGGATTACCAACCATGAGTCAATTCGACCCAATCGATGAAGCACTCAACGTAGAGTCTGAAATCGTTAAAGAACCTAAGACACTCGACATCTCCAAAGTGGATGATGCAGACGTGGAACAGGGTGAGCGTAACGATAAGGCATCTGATTACGAATATACCAGAGACCAACTATACAGTCTCATTGAGAAGGGTCAGGAAGCAGTTAATGGTGCCCTAGAACTAGCACAGGAAGGTGACAGTGCTAGATCCTATGAGGTTGCCATTAACGGCATCAAGAACGTGTCTGAGATTGCAGAAAAACTAATTGACCTTCAGAAAAAAATGAAGGAGATTGATGAAACTGCAGTCACAAACAATCAAACTAATGTTACAAACAACTCCGTCTTTGTCGGTTCTACTACAGATCTACAGAAGATGATCAAAGAGGGATTCCTAAACAACCAACTACCTGAGGGATAATCATGGAAGAGAAAAGGAAGACTTGCAAAAAATGCAAGAAGGACAAGACAGAGTGTGAGTGCAAAGCAATGAGACGGGGTTACTATGGTCTAGGTGACCAGGACCACGACGGTGATGATATGGCACCTGAGACTGGCGATGCTCCATCTGGTGATGGTGGCATGTCTGAGGGCGTAAAGATGCCCCAAGCACCTTCTGATGCCGACAGAGGCATGAAAGGTATTTCACCCGAGAAAAAGAAGAAGAAATTGGAAGATTTTAAAGCTGCTGCTGAAGATGCCAAAAAGCGTCAGAATGACCAGAAACGTAAAGACGAACTTTACATGCAACGCAAGAAAAAAGGCGTCAAGTTCTATGATGCCAAGGGATCTGGTTACATTAGAGACGGCAAGAAGCATTATGACTAAATAAATGTGAAAGACAAAATAATGTGGGACGGATTTATTTCGTCGATGAATTTCCTACTAGTCTTTCACATCATTATTACCGCGCTGTTTAGATATGTCTAGGAAGAAAGGTCTATTGGCTAATATCCACGCAAAAAGAAAGCGTGGTGAAGCACCTGCCAAAAAAGGAGACAAGAACTACCCAGAGACTCTAGATATCGATGAGGGCAGCATGAAGACTGCTCGCAAGAATGTCGGTGCCGATAAGTGCTGGGATGGTTACAAAGCAAAGGGTACTAAAAAGAAAGACGGTAAGACTGTTCCTAACTGTGTAAAGGAAGGTAAGAGTTTCAGTCAGTTCTGCGCAGAAGCTTACGATAAGCCAGCAGAAAGACTAAAGACGGATAGAGATATGTTCAATATCTCAAAAGATGACCAAGAGTCTGCTAAAGAGCGTCTACTAGCCAAAGCCAAAGCTAAGAGGGAGAAAGCCGCAAAAAAGTAGCGGAGTCCGTAACTACCATTGAAGATGCCGAAGGCAAAGTAGTTGCGGAAATCATTGATATTATTGGACCAGCTGATCTCAAAATGACTGGTTGGAGACAGCAATTAATGGCTGAAATTAGTGAAGAACACCAAGAGTATATGCTTGAGGTTTTGGATATGAAAAAGGCGGATATGGGAGATGTTGTAAAAGACTTCTACAAATCCGATGCTCCTCAGTTCAAAGGCAAGTCTAAGAAGAAGCGTCAACAGATGGCTATTGCCGCTAAGCTTCAGACTGAAGCAGCTTGGACTAAAAAAGAAGGTCAAAACAAGAATGGTGGTCTAAACGAGAAAGGACGCAGGTCCTATGAACGTGAAAACCCCGGCAGTGACCTAAAAGCACCTAGCAAAGAGGTCGGTAACAAGCGAAGAGCATCATTCTGCGCTAGAATGAAAGGGATGCGCAAGCGTCAGAAACCTAGTAACAATACTGGGGACGATCGTCTATCCAAGTCCCTAAGAGCATGGAACTGTTAAAAAGTCCTAAGAAAATGGTAGGTCTAGTACTAACTGCTATACTTACCACGTCCGTTGCGCCAGCAATAGCAATCAAAGCGTACCGTTACTTCTCCAAACCATTTGACAATCAAGCGGGATTGAATGACCATGATATATGGATCGACAATCTTAGAAGAGACTTGGATGAGGCAAGAGAAGAAATTAAGGAATTGCGTGATGAATTGAATGAAATTGAGAGGCGTATTATCTACCCATCACAGAGAGATGCTAACCGCACTAACCCATGACTGGTTCTTAGTTCTACTTTGCTTTTTACTTGTCACGGTTCCCGCACTTGGAATCCAAATAATTCATAAAACCAAATAAATAGTGCGTGATTATACTTAGGTATAAATGGACTTTTATTCCGGCACCGCACTATTTTTTGTAGTATTAATTCTAATAAATATTATCAAACTGTCAGAGTAAAAAATGTCTGCACTCACCGACGGCAACCAAAATTATAAACGTTATGATGAAAATAACGTTGAAGTAGCGCCACAACCAGCATCAACACCAGGAACTGTTGATCCTGGCACAGGTTGGACTACACAACCATATCTAAATTTTAATGGTGACTACGTAAGGCATGATGAGAATAACATCCCTGCCCCAGCACCTCAACCATATCAAAAGCGAGATGAGAATAATAATCCAATCGTAGCACAACCATACGTCCGCCACGACGAAAACAACAACCCCGTCTGAGAAAGGTCCCTACATAATGTAGGGATTTTTTTTATGGAATGGCAGACACCCAGTATCTCGGTAATCCTAATCTAAAGAAGACCAACGTCCCGGTCAACTTCACTTATGAGCAAGTACAGGAGCTCATGAAGTGTAAGACTGACCCAATTTATTTTGCGTTGAACTATATCAAGATCGTTTCACTTGACCACGGTGTTATCCCATTCAAACTATATGACTTCCAGGAGAACCTCATTCGGAGTTTCCACGAAAAGAGATTTACCATCTGTAAGATGCCCCGTCAGACGGGTAAGTCCACTACTTGTGTTGCGTTCCTCCTCCACTACCTAGTATTCAACGATAACGTTACTATCGGTATTCTTGCTAACAAAGCATCAACTGCTCGTGAGATTCTAGGTCGTCTACAACTTGCTTATGAAAACCTACCCCAATGGATGCAGCACGGTGTCATCTCTTGGAACAAAGGTTCTGTTGAACTAGAAAACGGTTCTACTATCCTCGCCGCGTCCACCTCCGCTTCTGCGGTTCGTGGTATGTCATTCAACATCATCTTCTTGGACGAATTTGCGTTCGTTCAAAACAACATCGCTGACCAGTTCTTCGCGTCTGTATATCCTACCATTACTTCTGGTAAATCAACGAAGGTTATCATCGTTTCTACCCCACATGGTATGAATCACTTCTACCGAATGTGGAGTGATGCTGAAAAGGGGAAGAATGACTATAACCCGATTGAGGTTCACTGGTCACAGGTGCCGGGAAGGGATGAGAAATGGAAAGAGACTACAATTAAGAACACGTCGGAAGAACAGTTCAAGGTTGAGTTTGAGTGTGAGTTCATCGGTTCGGTTGACACACTGATCGCACCATCAGCACTCCGTGCTATGGGATATGAGGACCCAATGCGTCGTAATAAGGGTCTAGACGTGTATGAAGACCCCGTAGAGGGTCATACCTATGTTGTGACCGCAGACGTTGCTAGAGGCGTAGGAAAGGACTACTCAGCGTTCGTTGTCTTCGACACCACCGCGTTCCCATATAAGGTGGTTGCCAAATACAGGGATAATGAGATCAAACCGATGGTATTCCCCAGTATCATCGAGAAAGTTGCCTCTTCATATAATAAGGCACACGTTCTAGTCGAAGTTAACGACATTGGCGACCAGGTTGCCTCTATCCTCAACTATGATCTTGAGTACCCCAACCTAATGATGTGTGCGATGAGAGGTCGTGCTGGTCAGCAGTTGGGTGCTGGTTTCAGTGGCACCAAGACCCAGTTGGGTGTCAAGATGAGTGTGGCAACTAAGAAACTAGGTTGCTCCAACCTCAAGGCACTCGTAGAAGAGAGCAAATTGTTGTTTAAGGACTTTAATATTGTCCAGGAACTAACCACTTTCATCGCAAGAAACAACTCATTCGCCGCTGAAGACGGTTGTAATGATGACTTGGCAATGTGTCTCGTTATCTTTGCATGGGTTGTTGCTCAGGACTACTTCAGAGAGATGACTGACAATGATGTCCGTAAGGCAATCTATGAGGAGAAGGAAGAGCAGATTGATAATGACATGGCACCATTTGGTTTCATCACTAATGGTATTGACGATGGGCAGTTTGTTGATGCCCAAGGTCAATCATGGAACACCGTAGATGAGTACGGCGATATGAGTCATATGTGGGAGTATATGTGAGTTGAAAAGTTCATTTTCCTAAATATTTTTAGATTAATTCGGACTTTCACCAGGGAGACTCAAAGATGCCAGTAAACTTAGCATCGCCCGGAGTTCTAGTCAGAGAAGTTGACCTTACTCTAGGTCAGGTTCAAACTTCCTCCGATAAAACCGGCGCAATTGTTGCCCCTTTCGCAAGGGGTCCTGTTGATGAGCCTACACTAATCGCAAGCGAGAATGAACTTCTCGACGTTTTCGGACAACCTTCTTCTACTGACCGTCAGTATGAAGGTTGGTTGACTATCTCTTCCTACCTAGCATACGGTGGTATCATGCAGGTAGTTAGATCTGATAACGAAGCGATCAAGAACAGCTACGCTGGTGCGGCTACAACAGACATTAAAGTAAAGAGCCTAGAAGACTACAATGCTCTAGGATATGATGAAAATATTATTCCAGGATACACAACTATCGCACGTAACCCCGGTTCATGGGCAAACGGCGTAAAGGTCGCCTTTATCGACGGTAAAGCAGACCAAATTCTATCTGGTATTAGTTCTACTGCTATTGGTGCTGGAGCATCAGTAGGTTATGGTTTTGTTCAGAGTATCAGCAAAGTTGCTGCTGGCGCTGGAACCACTGTCCTAGTAGAGGGCGAACTAAAGGGCATCATCACAGGTGTTCAGCAGTCTGGTATCACTACCAACAGTTTCAACTACGATCTAGAGGTCAAGGTTCTATCCTTCACTCCTTCCTCCGGCGACAATGCTGGTGTAGAGAGTCAGGTTGACTATCAGCAAGGTGGCACCTGGTCCTTCGTAGATTCAGACTTCGATGTATATAACACAGTTGGTGTTATTACCTCAGTTGTTAACTCAACTGCTCCTTTGGATTGGTTCGACAACCAGGAAGTATCACTACAAGGTGGTCGCGTAAGCGTTGCATGGAACACCATTGCAAACCGTCCTACAACTACCGAGTATGCACGTAACCGTAACTCCCGTTTCGACGAATTCCACATTGTCATTTTTGATGACACTGGC